TCATCAGCTCTTATAACTCCTTCGATATAAGCAATTAAATCATGAGCTCTAGTACCTTCTGTTGCTGTTGCAGCAGTACCCAAAGTATTTTGAGGAGTGATTGTGTATAGTGTATTTGAAACATCAGTTTCTTGTACTACTCCATCAACAAGTGTACCAAGAATATTCAATATATCTGAATATTGGTTTCTTGTGTCAACCGGTAATACTGAAACACCATTTTCGAAGTAGATACCAGCAGCTTGTCTTGTTGCGAAGTTTCCGCCGTACTGAACATCGTGTGATATAGCATCTACGATATATCCAATATCTCTTCTGCATTTAGCTGCAGGGAAACTCAATCCACTGTGTACACTGCTTAGATATGTAATTACTGCTTCAGCTATTGTATCTCTCTGATTATCAACTAAGTCTTTAGCTACTTTATAGTTATCTGCTACCCAAGCTTCTGATGGGAATATCATCTCTGGTATTGTTGATCCGATTTCAATATTATCATCAACAGCGTTAGCAACTATTTGTACAAGGTCTCTTGCAGCTTTACATGTATTTGGATTAGCTCCAATTACTGCTTTATTTTGAGCTTCAGTTGTTTGATATGATTCAACACCAAGCCAGTAGTCATACTGAGTTAAAATATCGCCAGTGTAGAATACTGCTTCTTTAGGGAATGCAGTTGTTGTAATATCTACTGCACCAACAACATGTTCTACAACTTTAGACATGTGTATGAATGCATCTCTTGTACCCATTCTTTGTTCAAGTTTCAATCCAGTATTTACAGCATTCTCAAAATACATTCCAGCAGTTTGAACTGTTGCACTGTTTCCACCGTATTGGATATCGTGAGATACAGCATCGATAATATAACCAGTATCTCTTCTGCACTTAGTTTCACTAAATGGTAAGACATCGTAGAATGTAGATACATACTCGATTAAGCCTTCAGCAACAGTTGTTTTAATATTATCTATTGCATTAAATGCAGCTATTTGAGCAGTACTATATGGTGCAGCAGCATCGGGTAAGTCATATGCTGGAGCCATTAACATGCCGTTGTCTTCGATAATTTGTGCTGATATATCAAATAACTCTTCAGCATCTGCAGCAAGTAGAACTCCGGCAGTTGCACCAGCCATATTTTGAGTTTCGCTATTACCAACAGACTTGAGTCCGCCTATATCTGTGTCTTGTACAATTAACTTTGCACAATCACCAATATGTCTAAATGCAGCATATGAAGGTTCACGCTGTGATAAAGGTAATCCGACGTTTACACCATTTTCAAAGTATAGTCTAGTAAAGTTGAGAGTACCAAAGTTACCACCGTGTTGTATATCGAATGATACCGCATCAATTAAGTAACCAAGATCTCTTTCACACTTAGCAACATCGTAAGAAAGTGAAGGTCTGTTAGCAGCTAACCAAGCAGTTATTTCAGCCTGTAAGAATACCTTGTTATTTTGTAATTGTGATCTACCATTAATTTTATTAACATTAAGTGCAGTTGAAGTGTAATCAATCGCATCAGCAGCGCTTCGACCCTTAGTCATAATATCTATGATTTCGTCAAATGCTTCCTCAGTCTTAGTTTGCAACGCCTGGTCAGTTACAGCAGCAACTGCTTTAGCTTTGGCGTATTCAATACCTTTAACTGTTTCAACTAATTGTTCGTTAATTACTTTATTAGTTCCAGGTGTTTCAATTCTATATGCAAGTCCGTTATGAACTGCGTTATAGTTTGAACCTGTTAACACGTCAACTTTAACTCCATCAAGAAGTAAAGCAATATCACGCTTACACTTATCGCCATCGAATGTGTAATAACGATCTTTAATATACCCTTGAACTTCTTCAATGATAAAGTCTCTGTTTCTCTGTAATTGCTTTCTTGCTAATGTTCTGTTAGAATCAAAAGAAGCCTTAACAAGTGTTGGTAATTCATTATCTTCAATGTTTGTATAATCAATGAAGTTAGCAATTGTGTCAATTAAGTCGTGAGCCGCTGTAGCTGTAGCAATACTAACCGCTGTACCATCAGTATTAACATAAGGTACAGTTTGTATTGAATCAGCAAGAGCAGATACAAATGTATGCGGTTGTTGACCGGAGCCACCATCACCAACATTCATTGTAATTGTGTTTGCACCGACTGCTGTAATTGTTACAGGTTTGTGGTAGAATGGATGATGCTTTTGTGGTGAAGTATGACTTTGTACACCAGCTCCCATATCACAACTAAAGGTAAATCCTTCAGGTGCTAACCAAATCTTATCTCCAACTTTTAATGTGTGAGTACCGATCGTTGCAGTAAATACTCCAGTTGCTGGATTATATGCAGCGTTTGTTGGAGTATATCTAACACCGTATGGTGTTGTTGTTTGTGATCCAGAAATAACTGGAGCAACAACATCAGCTAATCTTCTAAACGCAAGTTGTATTGGTTTACGCTGTTCACGAGGAAGAATATTAATCTTTTCTCTTAAACCAGATACGTTAGCAGTATCTTCGTAATCGGCCAGCGCTTTCATCTGACCTTTTACTTCAACTGGTAAAACGTTAGTTGATCGCTGTTGTTCGTAATCAGCACTTTCAGAATTAAATTGCTTGAAGTAATAATCGATAGCTTCTAATGTATTTTCGTTTCCGCCGTATTCAATATCACGAGATACAGCGTCAAGAATAATTCCAACATCACGAGTACATTTTTCTCTAGCAATTGGTAATCCGTTATGCTCATCTCTTAGATATTCAATAACAGACTCTTTTAGATTTTCTGTTAAGCCGTCGATTGTATTAACTGCAGGTTCCATAGCAACTTCAACTGAACCTTCGTTAAGATGTGGAAGATTATCTAAATTGTTATCTCTAATAATTTGAGTAGTTACATTAACACCTGCTCTTGCAGCTTCAGCAACCTCAACACCAGCATCTGTTAGTGAAACATCTTGTGTTTCAGTATTACCGGTTGTTGGAGTAACTGCTACATCTCTTACAATGTTATAACAAACATTTGCAAGATGCTCCCAAGTTTTTGCAGTAGGTAGTTTCTGATCTTCAGGTAATACACTAATTGCATTTTCGTAATATAATCTTGAGAAGTTAACAGAAGCAGCATTTGAGCCGTACTTAACATCCCATACTAAAGCATCAATCATATAACCAGTGTCTCTTTCGCACTTAGCTACATCGTATGTTATTGATGGGAACTGATCAGCAATATAAGCAGTAACTTCTTTTTGTAAGAAGAGTCTGTTATTAATTAATGCAGTAGCACCAGTTGTATGGTTAACAGATAACGCAGCTTCATCACCGTAAGTAAGAGCGTTAGCATTTGCACGACCGTTTGACATAATGTCGATAATTTCATCGAATGAAGCATTAGCTCTTGTAAGTGCAGTTCCTGTTACTGAAGGATCAGCCGCAACTTGTGCTTTTAGATAGTTGATCGCTCCAACTGTTTCTGTAAGTTGTTCGTATATAACTCTATTAGCACCTTCAGTTCCGATAAGATATCCTAATCCCATAAACACTGAGTGGTAGTTAGAATTAGTAGCAAGGTCTCGTCTAACTGCGTCTAAGATATATCCTGAATCTCTTGAGCACTTAGCGCCATTAAATACAAAGTATTGTGTATCTAAAAACTCTTGAACATCAGCAGCAAGGAAGTCTTTGTTGTTCTGTAGATATTCTCTTGCTAATTGACCTTGACCGTTTGTAGATACATGAGTTACAGCGTGCTTTTCACAAGATACAAACGTATGAGTACCACCTGAAGTAGCACCCAGATTAACAGTAAATGTGTCTGTTGTAACTGCAGTAATCTGCATTGGTCTTCTATAGTTAACATCACCTTTTCTTGGGTATGAATGCTCTGTTGCATCACCGTCAAGTGAACAAGTGAATGTGAAACTATATGGTGCAAACTCTACCCAATCGTCAGTTGTTAAACCATGATTTGCACTAGTTACTACACTGATACCAGATGCAGGAATAAATGTTGCAGTTGTAGGTGTGTAGTGTTTAATCTGTGCAGCAGGGTCAGTAAATACTATAGCGTCTGAATCGATTGCTCCAACTTCTGCTCTAACAAATGTATGAACTCCACCAGGACCAGCTCCTATATTCATTGTTATTGAGTCAGCAGTTACTGAGTCAATTTGAACTGGAGTCATATAGTAAGGGTGGTGTGCAGCAGGTGCAGAATGTTCAGTAACATTTCCGTCAAGAGCACATGTAAATACAACCGAGTTAGGTTTAATCTGTACGTAATCACCAGCTTCTAAATTGTGTCTACCGATAGATGCAACGAATACACCAGTACCACCATCGTATGTAGCAGTCGTTGGTGTGTATGTTGAAATGTATTTAGCAGTCTTAATATTATCTGCAGTAGCTGATATAAATGTATGTGGTGATAGATCAGAAGATGTACCAACATTAACAGTAAGAGTTGTTCCAGTTGTTGAAGCAATTACTACAGGTTTCTTATATGCAGGGTGCTGTCTTTCGCCTTGTATTGCATTTGGAAGAGCAGATACAAAGGTATGTACTCCGCCACCGTTTGCAACTGAACCAACATTAGCTGTAATAGTTGTAGAATCAACCGAAGTTAATTTAATCTTTTTCTTCCAGAAAGGATGGTGTGCTTCAGGAGTCGGATGGATTGTTGCATTACCGTCTATAGCACAAGTAAATACAATACTCTCTGGTGCAATTTCAATCTCATCACCAGCTTTCAGTTTATGAGCACCGATAGTTGCTGTGAATACACCTGTTGCTGGATCGTAAGAAGCATTAGTAGGTGTAAAATTAGTAATCGTTGTTGTTGGATACGTATAATTAGTTACGTTACCATCAGTATCACAAGTAAATGTTAAACTGTTAGCAGCAATATTAATTTCATCTCCGATTTGTAAATCGTGAGCACCAACTGTCAGAACTGTTAAACCAGTACCTGGATCGTAAGTAGCGTTAGTTGTTGTATATGTTTTACCACTGCTTTGTAGAATACTTGTAATCTTATCAATAGCTTCATTACTTCTAAATCCTGAAGCATTATCGTCGATACTTACCATGTGAGTAATTGAGTTATCTAAAGCAGATACAAATGTGTGTACATTAGAACCACCGTAACCAACGAACATTGTAATAGTTGTTGCTGTTACTGACTCGACAGAACATGGGTGGTTATAGAATGGATGTGAAGGCGCTGGGACTGCGTCATTCTGCGGCCCACTTCCTGTATCACAACTAAATGTTACACCACCTGCTAAGAACTTAACATAGTCGCCAGGGTGTAATCCATGCTTACCGATAGTTGCTGAGAACATTCCAGTTTCAGGATTGTAAGTAGCAGTTGTTGGTGTAAAGCTTAAACCAACTCCTTTAGCAGGAACAATTGCATTTGCTACTGCTGATACGAAGGTGTGCGGATATTGTCCTGCTCCACCATCTCCAACATTCATTGTAATAGTTGTATCAGTTACACCAGTAATTGGGCAAGGTGTTTGCCAATATGGGTGATGTGATTGTGGAGAAGTATGATTAACTTCACCAGCACCCATATCACAACTCATTGTAATACCGTTATCAGCAAGCATTATATAATCGCCAACTGCCATACCGTGATTACCGATAGTTGCAGTGAAGACTCCAGTAGCTGGATCGTAAGTAGCGTCTGTTACAGTAAATCCAGATTCAACATTATTTAAATTAATTCTTGATTTGATTTCATTCATTGCACCGATAGTTTCTACTAACTGATCGTTAATAACATTATCTGCAAGTGTTGTACCTGAACGATAAGCAATACCAGTTTGGATTGCATTATAGTTAGAACCAGTTAAGATATCTCTTTCAACTGCTGGTAATATGTATTTTTGTGTATCTCTACGACATTTCTTAGAGTCATATCTGAAATATGTTTCATCGATATAACCTTCAACATAATCTGCTAAGAATGTTTTATTAGCTTGTAGTTGTTTACGTGCATTTTTATTATCAGCAGCAATTGAAGCATTGTCGCTCCATCTAATATCAGCACCTAAGATTGATACAGATTGTGATAAAGCTTCAACAAATCTGTGTTCATCAACTATTGCAGATGCACCAACATTAATTGTAATTGTTGTTTCGTTAGCACCTAATACTTCAATCGGCGCACCAGCTGCAGGATCAGAAGCTCTTGGATATGCATGTCTTGTTGTGTGATTATCTCTTGAACAAGTAAATACAAGACCACCAGTTCTCAATAGTACTTTTCTGCCAGTACTTAAACCGTGACTTGAACTAATTGCTTGTGGAGCAGCTGAGACGAATGTGTGAACTTGTTGACCAGTAGGGCCGCCTCCACCAACATTCATTGTTATAACATTACCAGACACGTTAGTAATTTTAACTGGCTTGTTATAATATGGGTGGTGAGCTGCAGGAGTAGGATGGTTTTGTACACCAGATCCAGTGTTACAACTAAATATAATTGACTCTGGCTTAAATCTAATATAATCACCAACTACTAGTTCGTGAGAACCGATCGCTGCAGTAAATACTCCAGATGCAGGGTCGTAAGTAGCATTAGAAACATTAAACTTCTTGCTTGTATTTAATGTTATAACTGACTTACCAGTTGCAGCATCGTAAGTTGCCTTAGTTGGTGTATATGCTGTATTTTTGTTTTCGAGTATTTCTAATATTTCGTCAAACGCAGCATCTGTTCTTGCGGTAGCTTCATAAGAATCACCGTCAAGTAACTCGTTGGTTTGATCTTTAAGTCTCTTATATGCAGCAACAGTTTCGTTATTTTGATTTTCAATAACAGTTTTTGCAGCAGCCATATAGTATGCTTCACCAGCAGTAACTGCGTTAAAGTTTGTATCAAACAACATGTCGTTTTTAACAGCAGGTAAGATATAATCAGATACATCACGTCTACATGCTTTACTATCGTATGCGTAAAACTCTTCGTTATTTTCAATCCAATCAATAAGAGTATCTGTAATAAACTGTCTGTTGTCTTGCAATAATTCTCTAGCAGCAACCTGTGGTTTGGTTGTATCTTGCCAGATAATTGGATTCATGTTTTCTTCGCCGTACTTAACGACGTTGTACATCTCTTGGAAACTTGTATCTACTCTTGGAATAATTTCGTTATTAGCATTAGCAAATATTTCATTAATACGAGACTGTAGGAATACATTAGCACCTATTGTTGCTTCTAGCTGATCGCCTACAACTTTAGATGATATTGGAGATCTATAAGTAATACCTGCTAATCTACTCCAGTAGTTAGAATCAGTTGCTACGTCATAACCGACACCGTCTATTATAATACCAGTATCTCGCTCACATTTAACTGAGTCGTAACCAGTATAACCTAAACCACCATTTGCTGAATTAGCTGTGAGGTAGTCAGTCATGTCTGAAATAATATTGTCAGAACCATCCATTATGGAAGTTCCGAATACAGTATTACCTACAATAGTTGCAGTAGTATTTTTAGGTTGGAAGAACTGTGATGTTCCTTTTGCTCTCATTGAGATATCGCCGAACTGAGTACCACTGTTGTTCAGCGTCATCTGTCCGCCGTTTAGGGCATAGAATGCACATCGTACAAAGATTGATAGAGAACCGATACCGTTAATACCAGCACCGTCTCTTGCAACATAACCTAAACCGTTTTGAGTACGAGGTGTAAAACCAAAACATAATACGTAAGTATATAGTGAGTCTGGATCAAGTACTCTTCTGTCTGCAAGTACACAACCACCGCCTCGACCAACCTCTCTGTTAGGGAAGTCATCAATACCGATAGATTCAATGGTAGCAGTACCACCAGATTCAGATGTTATTGTATCACCAATTTTGAAACCGACGCCATTTTTTAGATTACGAACTCTAATTGTGCGATTAACTGCGATATCAGCAGTGTATCCTTTTGCTGTATCTAATGTGTCGTCCCAAGTTAGGAAACCGATTGCACCAGATGAGAATTTAATTTCATCATCTACTGACCATGAGCCTGTTAAACCAGCTTCGAGTACAAATGTTTGACCAAGGTCAGCAAGAGTACCTTTTGTATTATAAGGATTAAGAGGTGGTTCAACATCTTGACGTAAGAAGTTAGATAACTGAGTACTATCTCTTAAGTAAGGTGAACGTAATAGTTTAGCACCAGGTCGATAAGCAATTGCGAATCCGCCTTCTGGGAAGTCAAAGTTATCAACTTTCCAGTTCTGATAACCAAAACCCTGAACATAACAACCAGAACCAACTAAGATTCCGTTATTGTTTTCGTATCCAGGCAGCGCCTCGATAACAGTTGCATACTGACCAGCAGTTGAGGTACAAGAACAATCATCAGGCAACATCAAGTTACCTTTTGTATAATAAGTACCAGGACCAACTGAGATGTGAACCGCGTTGTTAATAGCGTTACGATTAAGTTCACCACCAGCTTTTTCTAAACAAAGTTCAAATGCTCTTTCCAGTGTTCTTACTGGTTGCATCATTGTACCTGGATTTGCATCATCACCAGATCCAGCGTCTACATTAACTTTAAGTGCTTGTGCTGTTTTCTTAGAAACTTCTTCAAAGAGTTGGTTGAAATTAATCTGTTCAGTATCACCAGTTCTTTCGTTACGAATAGCAAAGTATGACTCGTCGTCCATCGGCGCGTCGAACTCTTGCGTCAAATTCATGTCGAAGTCTACAAGATTCGTATTTGTTATCGTTCCGCCGTCAAAGGTTGAACCAGATACCGCACCATTTTCAAAGGTTGAATTGTTAGAAGATAAACCATCTGCAGCGGAGCTTCTGATTGTCATATCAGTTGCTACAACATTCTGCATTGTACCTTGGAATTCAGTATTAGATATTACACCATCAGTAAAGATAGAGTCATCGATAGTTGAATTAGTTAGGACAACATTGTTACCAGTACCATCGTTAAATTCAGAACTTGTAATAATTGTGTTATTAACAGTACTGTCATTAAGCTGTGATGAAGTAATTACGAAGTTATTTGCAGTACCATTTAATAAAGTAGTATCTGTAAATGTGTTATTTGAACCAGTACCATTATCAAAAGATGATGTAGTGATGGCCATAGTACGACCATCTGAATTTGTAATTAGACCACCATCAAACGTTGATGAACTCATGGTAATATTATTAGCAGTACTATCAGCAAGAGCTCCATCAGTATAGGTTGAGCTTGTTATTGTGATATTATTTGCTGTACTATCAGTGATTACTGAATCATCAATAGTTGAATTAGTTAGGACAACATTGTTACCTGTGCCTTCATTAAACTCAGAATTTGTTATTACGACTGCATTAGCAGTTCCGTTATTAAACTCAGAATTAGTTATGATAACGTTATTAGCAGTACTATTTGTAATTGTACCATCGTCGAACGATGAATTGGCAATAGTTAGTTGTTCACCAGTAGAAGATACTAACGAACCGTCAGTAAACGAAGATGAAGTAATGACAACATTGTTAGCATCTGAATTCGTAATGACGGTTTCATCAATTGTACCACGAATCCAATCAGTATCTTCAATATTTGAGTTATCAATTGTAACGTTATCAAGAGTACTATCTGACATCTCAACGCCAGAGATCGTTCCACCTGTAATAGTGATACGATCAAATATCTCGTACTGAATAGCTTGTACGAGTTCTTTTCTTGAGATATTCTTGGTACCATCGTCACCTTGAACAAGGTTAACAATTACAAGAAGGTCTTCCGACCTAGTATTTGCACCGGTAATGGAACCTAGTTCTGAAATCTTTGACATTTAATCTTATTCCCTTTTATCTATTATTTATTAGGTCAGTACTCAAGTACTCATTACGAATTACGATTTTAACCGATCTTCTAAATCATTTACCTTATCGCTTAGCTCTTTGATTGCATTTATTAGCAATGGAACCAATTGTTGGTATCTCACTGCTTTACGCGTACCCTCTTCCATCTCAACATCATAGACTACTTCAGGAACCAGCTTTTCGATTTCCTGCGCAATAACACCAGGATGCGTATCCTGAGGCTTGTTTTTATAGTTAAACGTATACGTCTTTATTTGTTCTATTGTTTTCAAACCTTTTTCAAGAGGCTTTATATTTTCTTTTAATCTTTCGTCTGACGCAGAACCGTTTGTTGTTACGTCACCAGTAAAGTATCCGTTACCTGTTGTATCAATGAATGCTTTGATAGTGTTGTTGCTATAAACAGTAACATTACCATCACGGACTTGAACATCATCATTAAAATATCCGTAACCGTTTACACTAATACCACTTGGGCCCCAAGTAAGTACTTCGTAGGCAACATCATTCCAACTACTTTTAAGAACTCCGAATGGTACATTAATTAGTCTCTTGCCTGTAATGAAGGCTTTTTCTTCACCAGAAACTGAACCAGTTGTAATAAATGAACCACCTTGATAACTGTCTTGTATTCCAGGATCAGCACTAGCATCTGTACCGTTAACCCAAGCGCTTCCGTTATATTTTAAAACCTGGTTAGCTGAAGGGCTAGTAATTGTAACATCTGTAATATCATTAATACCAACAGCTGATACGACACCTGTTAAATTTGAACCATCACCATAAAAGGCTCTAGCAGTAACATCTTCAGTAACTGTAATATTAGGTACAGTAAGCATACCGTTGGTTGCTAGACTAAATTTATCATCACCAGCACCAGTATCGATAATGAAATTTCCGCCGCTGTCTTTAAGACCTGCATTCCAAGTAATACTACCGTTTGTAAATTGTGCTTGTCCACCAGTACCATGAGAAACTATTAAAGCGTTTTGAGAAGTACCATTAATTTTAGTGTCACTATTTACTTGAATAGTAGCTCCACCAGTTTTTGGCCCGATACCATCAGTTTGTAATAAAGTATTAGCAATAACGTTAGTTGCTGTAAAATTACCAACTAAAGTAGCATTACCGTTAGTAGTATCACCACCAGCGGTAAGAGTATCAGTCTTAATAATATTTACAATCTCATTGGTTTTATCAAACCAGTTCTGGAATGTACCAGAGGTTGTAATATTCTGTAAATTAGCCTTTGCCATTACTTGTTTTCCAGTTTTTCGATTCTTTCGTATATAGAGATTATACTGCGCTTGATTTCTAAAATATCGTCTTGTAGCTTGTCTACTTTACGATAATAACTCCGCTCTACTTTATATTTATTCAGCGCAGACGCATCGTTGTTTATTATTGCTCCAGATATTGAATCTCTTTTTAAATCACTCATTTTAATCAGTCCTATGTGAGAGCTATAGCTCTATAATCTCTTAAAGTAGGAGCATTGTGAATATTAGATGAAGTTAAAGCAATTTTAATCTTAAACCTTCTAAATTCATTAAATGTACCATTACTTGAGGTGTACGTATGAGCTCCACTAGGTAGACCACCAACTTTAGCAGTTGCAGGTATTCTGTATTGGAACTCTCTATAATCTCTAATATTTGAATTAGATGAGAATGTACCCACTCCTTCAAACATTTCTAATTCAGTCCAGCCGAGAGAATCTAAGTCCGCTGAATCAAAAGCATTTTGAGCTTTAATATAGACTTTAATATCTGAATTAACCGGTCTATAACCAGTTACATACACATGTATATCTTCAGCGTCTAAATCACTAGCAAGTTCAACAGGTTTAGAAATATAATTACTAGACTCTGCTTGGTCTGTGTCAAGTGTGTATTGATAAGCGATCAACTTAGATGCTTCAATATCAATAAACGGTGTAGAAGTTACATTACTTGCATTTTCCATATTAACGATAAAGTCAAACGCTTTAGATCGAGTTGGATCATTTGATTTACTATAAACTATCGCACCGTTCTGACTAAAATGATTATTATCATTAAAGGCTAATGTAGATGTGTATGTAGTATTTATAGCACTTGGTGGCACGAGTGTACCGTCTAGTGAAGTAGTAGATACTGAATCATTTGCTCTCATAATCATTGGCTGAACATAACTTAAATTGATATTATCAACTGATGTAATTATTGCAGATACTTTACTATCAAAACCTGTAACAGTTTCTGTTGAAACAAAGTTTTTAGTTGCTGTAGCAGAACTTGCTTCAAGTTGTAGTGTGCCAGGTGTTCTTGTATTATAATTTGAAATATTACCTTTTACAACTGGATTAATATCAATACCTGTTGCAGTAGCGTACGGCCATGGCGATTTAATTACAAAAGAGTCTGCATTTGGTATATTAACAACCTCAGCTATTTGAATATTAGCTCCACTTATAATTTTAACAAAGTCACCGATAACATATGTTTGATCAGCTGCTGTTTGTGAAACAGTTGTAGAATTTGAAGTAACTCCACCAGTATTTGCTGTTGCACCAGCAGTTTCTTTAACAGAATAAACAACTTCACCAGGAATAAAGTAATTAGATGAAACAGATGGCGTAATATTGTTTAAGGTTAAAAACTCATTATCGTTATTTGTTAATGTAACAGAACCAGTAGAAGCACTGAAGTTATGTCTACGTAGAGTAAACTTCATATCTTCGTCTTGGTAAGATTGCCATGCGCTGTTGTTTGTTGAACTGAATAATACACCGTCACCCCAATCCTGCACGATCGCAGTTCCTTGAGATGAACCAGGCGTTAAGTCAAGCCCACCAACTTTAGATATGAATACTAAATAATTAGGATCTGAAGCATCAGGCTGTAATACTAAACAATATTCTTTTTCAACATCAAGTCTAACTGGTGCCTCGAAAGTAAATGTAGTTGCTACTGAAGCGTCATCACTAACAGCTGAAGTAAGATTTGCTGGTAATTTATGTACTTTTGAGAATGGAATAATTTGGTTTGTTGGGAAACCATTAATAACTTCACGTATTTGTAAAGTAATACCATTATCTGCACTAACGCGTTTAAAGTATACGTCTACTTCAGATAAGAAGATTGAATTTGAGCCTGAACCCATACCTTTCTTTATAAAGAAGGTTTGAGCAATTGGATCACGACCACGTATTCTTCGAGTTACATTTCTAAAAGTTGTAGTACTATTAATATCAAATGTTGGTGCACGAGTTGAAGTAGTAAGTGATGATTTTTCAATAGAGAAGTTATAGGCACGGTATGTTACGAAACCTTTAGAAGTAGCACCACTATCAATGCTTGAATACTGGTTGACATCAACAATCTCTAATACTCGATCTCCAACATAGAATGTTCCAGCTGGTATATGGAATACTGCTCTTAATACACCAGTTGAGTCAGTTGCAATTGAAGTGATACCTTTGTCACCAAACCTTTCAATATCTTCAACAACATTTGCAGTTGGAGTACCTTTAGCAATATGGGCATTGACATCAACCCCATCAAAGAAGAAGTAATGCTCAGTGTTTGGTCTCAATCCTGACATATAAATCTTAATATCACGAGAGGCCATGAACGGCTCGAACGAGAAGTTAGATACAAAGTCACCAACAGGTGCGCTTATAACTTGTTCTCCAACCTCTATTTCTCTTGTAGTTGTTACAATTTGCTCCTGTAAGGGCCATGGTGTTCCATTGCGCCGCGCCGCGCGTTGTGCCTGAAAAAATAGAAAATTGTCTGTCGGCGTCACGTTTATTGTTCTTGTATCAGTCATAGGCAAGAATGCTTGAATCTCATCAACGAATTCTTCAAAGTGACTTGTAAGATCTATATCTAAAGTAACAGGGTTTGTTGTTGTATCGTAAGCAGCGTCATACGGGGGTGAGATAACACCTTCACCTGCATATTTGTAGAAGTTAGACACACAATTTCTGAAATTAGTAGCGTATGGTTGTTCTATAATATCAACATTTGAATCTCTTGTTAAAGTAGCAACACTTGGCTTTGATACACTAGGGAATATAGTAGAAGATGTGCTTGACTTATATTTAAGATCCAATGGGAATGTGTTTAGAGCTGGAGTTAAAATCTTTTGGTTAAATGGAACAGCTGCTTTAAACTCTGGATTACCAATATCTGCTAGAGATAAGTTATTAAACGGATCTACAATAAAACCATTCTTAAATCTTGATAGTCCATTTTCATCAAGTACTGTTATATTCTGTGTATCAGATTCTAATTGATTTAATGAGATATAGTATGCCATGTTATCGATCTTTTTCTCTAATGAGTGTAGATCTTTCATGGTATAGTTTTTAATTCCTGTTGGCTTCATAGCGATAGCATATTGTCGCTTCCCTTGACTATCAGCATCCTTAGATGATAAGGCAGGGTAACCAGGAACACTAACTTGGGCGATCGCTAGTTTATCAGTTTCAAGTTGAGGTGGAACTGCAAATCGTGCTTCCTTACCTTTAATTAAACTTATATCGCCGTAAGAGTTAACTGTAATAGTATCAACACGAGTTAAGTAATGCTCGATATCTGTTGTAACACCATCAGTAAACGTTGGTATTAGTGGAGCGCCTTTATCTGCAAATGTTGGTATTGTTGAACCCACAGCAGCTGTAATACTTGGTGCTGCACCAGTAGTTGTTATACCATAGTTAGCTGCTGAGTCTTTGTCACAGTGAGGCCTGAAGTCTAAGCTGTCTCTAAGGTTGTATAGTCCACCAGAGTCACCTACATGAACCGGTATGTCATTTCGATCAAGGGTATTCGGATAACTATTAATATTAAAGAAGTAGCCACCAGTGGACCCGTCGCACTCAAATACTTTCATTTTAATGTAAAGATTTCCAGTTCCATCTAGAGGTTTTGGTCGACCGTTTATATACTCAATATAAGATAAGTCATAGAACTGATCTTTTTGATTTCGTTTTAATCTGAAACTTCCTGTAAAGTCTTCGTCAATTCCACCAGGGCCTGTACCTAAAGTTTTAATTTCTGTTATTTCAAATACGTCTGGGAAACCTAAACTATATTTTGTATTAGCAGGAGTAGCATTACCTGAGTAATTTACTTTAACATACGGCTCTCTTACAATTTTATTATAAGAATCAATACCGTTTGCAGAACCAACTAATCTCTTATTATAGTAAACATACACTGGGCTTGCTGCGCCAGCGTCAATAGTAATATTTAATTCTGAATTGTTATTAGTAACTGTTACTGCTGAGACTGCTCTAAACACATTAGTAGTTTTTTCTACAACTAAAATATCTTCTTTAGAGTTTGAGCAAATAAAGTCTTCGCCAGAGTTTGCAGTAATTGTAATTGCACCACCAGTATGTGTAACTTCTGCTTTAGTACGGACAGGTATTAGAGTATCTGTCATATCAAAAGTACTGATTAAGCCAGAAGGAAATATTAGTGCTTTATTTGCAGCTGATTGTAAAACATTACCAACTTCAATAACACCATTACCATCTGATACTTTGGCTAAGTCTCCGATACTTCCAGACATTGAAATATTTGCAAGGTATAATCTTGTTGGTGTTACGTTAATAGCAACTGCTTCACCAATTTTTGATCCGCCTGAATTTTGTAAATCAATTGGTGTCCAGTCAATATCAACATGTCCAAGACCAGAAGTAACTTTAACGTAGTGACCATATTCAGTAGCAATAGATTGATTATTAAGTATATCTGTATTTGTTATTTGATCAATTTCAAATGATCGTTCACCACTATTTTCTACACGGAAACCTTTAACATAAGCAACTCCTTGACCGACTAGTGCGTGTACTTTACTATTAGCTTCGCCTTGAGGTATTCTGTCATCGCTTCGTACTGGGAATGTTTCTAATATGTAGTTACCTGATTCTTCGTATGTTCTTCTTGCTAATTCTTCACCAAGAACATTATACTGAGATACATCTCTCAATGTAACTGCGTTTCCGTTCTGATAACGAATGAGTGCAAAGAAATCAGCATCTTCTTTTGCTTCTGCAGGAGTTTTAACTACTAATTGAGGAACTAATTGTAATCTGTCTGCACCAGGTGCATTTTGGTTTTTAGATCCGAAAGCATTATCGTATAACGAATCATCAACAAGAGCGTTAATTGTATTTTCTGCAATACGGAAACCAACAGATTTATCTGCGGGAATATTACTATAATTTTCTATAATTAATACTTGTTCTTCAGCATAAATAAAGTGACCCTTTTGGAAGAGTACGCCTGGAGATGATTCGATACCGAATGCTTTACCAACTGCGTCACTGTCATTCCAAATAGTTACAGTGTCTGTACCAACTGTAGGAAGAGTAATAGGTTGAATGGGGTTTACAGGAACACCAGTACCACGCTTGTATTTAGTTAACGTAATATCAAACTTCTCACCTTGACTAAACTGTGAATAACTTGTAGTAGTATTTAAGTATTTAATAAAGAATGTATTATTTGGCGCGTTGGCAGCTGAAGTACCTTGAGAACCTCTTACTGCTGCAACAATTTGTGCTTGAAGCTGAGATGTTTGACCAGTAATTTTATATACATAGTCGACCTCTTGCTCTGCACCGCCAGTAACTGGTTCTGTTACAACTTTACTTACATATAAAGTTGGGTCGAACGCGGTAACAGTACCTTCTCTCAGTTTAACATATTGTAAACCGTCGATATCAGTAAAGGTACATCCTTTAACGATGCTACCTTCTTTAAATACATTATCACCAAATTGCTGAACTTGGTTCTGAAGTATAGACTGAAGCTGTGTTAACTCACGCGCTTGAACCGCAAAGCCGGGCTTGAACAAAATGCGATTAAACTGCTTATCTTGATCGTAATCGTCAAAATAAGGCGATTGGTTGAGATTTGTGTTAATAGGCATTTATTTTATTTCCTTAAAATTCCAGTACAAACTTAAATTCCTCACGAGATAGGTCGGTTCGGGCTAGTGGGAAGAAGTTTTCCATAAAGTAAACTTCGCCGGTTCTTTGTATGTATTTGGGTAAAATTACATTGTCTCCTACAGGAGTATTTATATTGATTGTCTGGCCAGTTTCATTTCTAAATGGTAAAGTTAAATCTAATGGCAGGTCGTTTGCAGATCGACTGAAAGCTGTTTGAGTATCGCTGTTATTATTATAGGGACCCAAGTATTCAGCAACATAAACTGTATTTGCTGATGTGTCAATCTCGTGTACTACGCCACTAAAAACAGTTTCGTTATTACCATCAACTTGAATAATACTACCATTAGCTGACACTTTATCAAAATCGTCTGTTGTTATTGCTATTCTGTTATCTACGATTTCTGCAGTAAAGCCTGTATCAAACGTAGGCGATCGTACAATACCAACTCCACCATAAGTATTTGAATCACCGATCTTTGTATTATCATCGGCAGTTATATAAGCATACATTGAGAAGTGCTTACAACGGAAATCGTCGATTAAATTAAATGCGTGGCCTCCAGCAGGTGATAAGCGAGGTCGTATTTCTGCTCTAATATCGGTTGTTGTAGTATCTTCTGGATCAAAACTATAAGAAGGATCTACAATACTTGCAGTAGCGTTTGTATAATTGCTTCCTTCATTTAATACAGTTATTTTAGTTATTCTACCATCAATAATATTTGGGATTGCTATAGCTCCAGTACCGTCACCCTCAATTTTAAGTCTTGGGAAGATTTGGAAATTAGCATTACTTGCAGCACCAGATATATCTGGAGAAGCAGCACCTGTTAATAATTCTGCACCAACTCGTATTTCAGCATTACCTGTAGCAGTGTTATAAGAATAATAAGTAATTTGCCATAATCTTGAAACACCGTTACTTGGATTTGTTGAATATAAGTATTGGCCAGTATAGTAATTTGTTATTGGGCTAAAGGTAGTTGTAGGTTCTACTATTATAACACCACTTGAAAACGGTGTCAAGGCAAATGAGCCTCTTTCTAAAACGTATCCAAAGTTATCTGCAGGATTGGTTACAACAATATCTGAAATTGTACTGTTAGTAGTTGCTACTGGATTATTAGGAACTGGTGTTGGTGTAATTGGTATATAACCAATTGCGTTATAAGCATCAAATTCTAATGAGCTAATAACATACATATATTTCCAAACATAACCATCGGCCGTTGAATAAATTTGAGTTGTGTTAGTAGCATCATAATTAGGTGGTGTAGTTGCTGTAGTACCAGCATTATTGTTTAAACATTTATAAACACGATAGTCACCAGTATCATTATCGTTTGGACCAACAACTCCATAAAATCTTTGATCAGTTAAATTTGCTTCATCATCATATTCAACATATACTTGGCCAACCTGCCAAGGGTAATACTTTATCATAAAGTGAATATCAGATTCAATTACTTTCTTAGCGAATAAAGTTTTCTCTAAAAACTCACGCTTTGACTTAACTGAGTCAGCGGGTGCGAAGGTATCAATCCCAGAAACAAATAGCCAATAGTCATTAGTGACGAGATCGTCAATAAATAATCGGGTAACATCTGTTTTAAAGCTATTTGAAAGTATTTCTGCCATTTTTAAGTTCGACTCTAACTGTTAACTGTTTTTATTATTTATAATAGGTCTCAAGAAGAAAAAGAAACCTTTCTTCGAGGCCAAACAGATCCAGAGGTCGGTCTCCTTTTATGTTGTGTTTGTTCGGAACCACCAGCGATATATTTACCGCTTCCCATTCTGATTCCCCATGGAATATGAATTCTTAATGGTTGTGTCCCAGCTAGAACGGTTAAGTCTGCTCCACCATTACTGCTATCACCATCTTTAATTCTATTAACTTCTGTTGAAGAGTATAATTTACTTGAAGATATATTTTTAGGCGATAATCTAGCTTGGCCGATATTAGGGTCCAACGTGCCTATTTGATTTTCAAAGTCAATATTAGTCACTATATCTTCTATTAAGTTTTCTTTAGCGTGTTTTTGTATTAATTCTTTGAGTTGTGGAATAGTTGGAAATTTACCTCTCTGAGTAACATACCAATCTAAAAATACTGCAGCACAACCAGCAGCTACTGGAGCAGCACAACTTGTTCCACTAAAATAACCCCATCTGCCATCACTATAAGCTTGAATTGGATATGATGTCCACGTTTGCGCTCCATAAGAAGCTATGTCAATCATTGGGCCTCTGTTACTATAATCATCTAATAATCTGTTTGTGTCGTCTTGTTGACAAGCAGCAACTGTGAATTGATTATCTCCACCATTAATATATGTTCTAAGCGGATAATTATCAAATGCCCCAGGATTTGCAGTTGAACTAAAATTATTTGTTTGGCTAACAACAGAATTAATAACATAAGGACTATTGCCGTCTTGCCTAACAACTGTGTTCCATCTGTTATCACCTGGATCAACTGCAACATGAGCATTATTACCAGCGCTTTTAAAATGATATATTCCTTCGTAAGCAGCAAACTGGCCCATAATTGTATCCCAAGACGACCAGCGTGACGAGTTTGGTACTGAAATCATCCACTTATCAGTATTATCTGCAGGGTCTAGAATTACTCTTGGAATAATACCAGATCTAAAGAATGGTCTAAGATCTTGACCCCAAGTTGTAGTATCCTTAATACTTGTTATAGTTCCAGTCATTGCTGAATGAAATCCACAAATATAATGCAATCCTATAGTTGCGTCAGGTAAGATAAAAGATACTTCTGATGTGCCTTGTCCTGTTACTCCAGAATATAGATTACTAGTAGATCCACTACTCGGTGAAGTTTTAACATAGAGAGGATGCGCACCGACTGCATTGTTAGTTATTGTAATTCTATCGCCCGGTCTTCCCATAATGCCTCTATTGCCTAGAGGTGTTGATGCTGTAGATCCGTTATATAATCGATCGCTGCCTGTAACTATATATTCTGCAGAACCTGTGGCAGTCATTGTAATATTAAATTCTTCACCTTCTAAGTAACCGCCTCTGTCATACCTAGTAGTGGCATTAGTAACTGGATCTTTTGCTTCTATATATGAACAATCTTCAATATCAAAAAACTTCGTATGCTCTAATCCGCCAAAGCCCCATGCTCCAGTAACAACTGTTGCATTACGAGTTCCAGTAATAGGATTAATAGGTTTGGCAAGGTGCCATTGAAGTACTGCGTAATAAACAGAAGCTGTTGATTCACCACCAAGATATATTAATCTTAGCGAAGAGTTTTTACCCCAACCGCAATATTTACCACCAGCTGCACTAAGTACGCCAGCTGCATGATATGTAAACCAACCATCTCCAGCACCATTGGCGTTAGTAATTTGATTGTTTAAAGTACTAGTTAAAGATGAGTTTATATCGGACCAATCCATAGGAACAAACCTACTAGTAGTACTATCAAACTCTTGAAAGTCAACATGATTTTCGTGGTTATTGGCAAGAGCATCTGCTGTGGATCCTGCTTCAACTGCAACTATATCAACATAGTCACCCATAAAGTTTGATTTAACTGTATCATCAAAGTTTGTATCACCAAAATATCCTATAGGCGGGTTAAAACCTGTAGCGCCTTTAAACTCACTAGTAAAAAACATATTTGAACCAGTATAATCAGCACCGTCGTCACCGCCGGATGGATAGTATCTTGCTCTATATTCTGTAGTTGGTGTTTCGTACCTTGGAATACTTGTTGGATATGAATCAGGCTCAGCTACTAATTCTTTGTGACATTCTATTACTTTTGGACTTGCTTCTAGCGTTGCTGCTTCTGCTTCTGTTAATTTCATAACTAAACACATATCAAAGAGGTCAAGATTATCATGACAAATCATACCTGCTGCTTCATTAGCAAGAAATGCTGCTTCGTCAGAACCTGGTTCTAGTAATACGTTATAAAATTGCTTATCCATATATTAAGACTCTAATTTAAGTGCGTCGATCGTAACTTGAACTGTCCCTGTTGTTCCCGAGTTATTTTGAACTGCTACAGGAACTGTTGTTTCTGAATTATCAAGCCAACCAATAATTGATGGTGTAACTTTAAATACTTGTGTGCCTGAAGTCGTTGAGATAAATTCTGCAATAACACCTGAACCATCTGCCGGGTCAGTACCTTGTGTTCGGGATGCGTCTGCTGTTCTTGATGATGTATCAGAATAAATCCTTACCCAACATTCTTTATCAACAGTAACTTTAAGTAATCCAAATGATTTACCGAGTGTTGAGAATGCAATATTACCACTCGCGCCATCAGCGATCGAGCCTGTTGTTTCGGCTTCATTTACTCTCGTAGCAGCACCACCACCACCACCACTTGCTGCAGCCCATTGATAATCTGAACCACTCCATTGTAAGAACTGATTAGAAGCTGCGCCTGAAACATTTAAGTGACCGTCAACATCAGCATTTGTATATGTATTTCCTGGTGCTGCAACACTTAATACTCCGTTTGAAGCTGTAACATTAGTACCAGCAATTGCTGCAACTAAATCAGCAATTAATTCTTTCTTTGAAGCATTAGAATCATCAGCATCAATAAATCCAATACTATCTGCAGCTACATCGATTGTTCCACCGACTAAGCTGTTGAGGTCAGTACCACCACCGCCTCCACTGCCTGATGCGTTAAAAGTAATAGTATCAGTAGATGCATCTGTTGTAATGGTCATATTAGAACCAGCAACAATTGTTAATCCGTCCGTTGCGCTATCTGCAACTATATTAGATTGACCTGCTACTGTTATTGTTCCGAATGTATTAGCAGAAGAACCGCCACCACTTGACTGGGCAACCCAAGCATAATCTGAACCAGTCCAAGATAATACTTCGTCAGCCGAAGCTCCACTTGTATTTAAGTGAGTATCAACATTTGCATCAGCGTATGAACTGCCACCGCCACCAGCCATTTCAACCCAAGTATATGTACCATCTGCATTTGTTTTTAATACATAATCAGATGTTTCTGAGTTAGTAACGTTGTTTGCCCAAACATGAGGAGCAAGAGGGTCACTGTAATTTAGTATTGTACCACCGGAAGTATCTGCAAGTAATCTTCTCCAAGAACCGTGAGCATAGTACAATGAACCGGTATCGTGAGCATGGCCTATAGCTCCGTGATAAGTACCAGGGTTCAGTGCTTGTAAGCTTACTAGTGTATCATAATAGAATGATATTTTATGTGGTTTACCTGTTAAATCGAAATTACCCGAACTATCGAATAAATCTATAAGCGTATTGCCGGTGGTACCACCGTTACCATACAACTCATTAAAGTTATCGTTGACTTTATCGAAAGCAATTCTAATCGGATCACCTGATCCGTCATTAGCACTTGCTCCGATACCTATTGTTTGCTTGGCCATAGCATTTTATCCTTTAAATTCTTATTTAAATATTTATTATATTGGTTCGTGATCTGATGTAACATATGTACTATCAACTGTAAAGTTTGTTACTGAAGCTTCGAGTATATCTGTATTAGCTAAATCGAGAGCTGAACCATATCCGTCATCGTTAAAGAATCTGACGAATCTTGGTTTTATTGTACTTGCATTTTCGTACTTATAGATAAAGTCACCAAACATCTTAGTACCTGCAAGGTGTACATTCTCTTTAAGTAATTTTTCGTATCTACTCTTATCAAGCGTAGATTTAATTTGGTATGAATATTCTTGGTAGAAATTACTGTCTTGTATTCTCATTCCTGCACTATAGTATTTTACTTCTTGAACAAAGCTATACAAATTAGGATATGAACTATACCACCATTGTGCTTGCAAACTTGGAACTACTATATTATTCCATCTATTTACTATGGCCTCATCTGCAGTTTTACCTGCTAAATAAAGGAATTGTAAAGCATCGGCTGATGTAATAGAACCACCATCCTGGTTCATATCTAAATAAGCAAATCCATCTGAAGCTATTGATTGACCCCAGGTGTTAAAGTCGGGAGGTGTAGTAGTAACACCTACTGCAGTTCGAACTGCTTGGTTACTAAATTCTGCTGTTGGTAATATTAGAGTTTGATCAGTGATAGGTTGAGCAACATAACCGTCAATATGTGAAGTATAATCTTTCCAATAACCTTTATTTCTACCCTGAGTATTGGCTGTAATTGTACCGAAAGCTAATTCTCTAGTACTGTCGTCTGGATCAACAAGTGTTCCTGTGTCACCGTGGAGATAAGAAAAACCTGAATTATTAATAGCTACTGTATCAATATATCCTGTTTCATAATCTGCATTAGCGTCTATTATAGCATTATCACCAAATATTCTAGTACTGTTATAATCAAGAGAAACACCTTCAATAGCATATGCGTCAAGATTACTACGTATAATGCTATTAATACCTGAGAATCCATACCAAGTATTTGGTATAACTGTTATAGTACCTTCATCAGCATCCTTAGCAATAATAACTGCAGTTGCTCCTGTATTGGCTTCGGTAATAGTTTCTTGTAATTCAAAGAAAGAAACATCAGGCTTATTAACTAAACGAATGATCTGATTTTTCTTATTAAATTTTGTAATAAAATTGTCTTTAGCTTTAGCAAAGATATCAAAATTATATCCTTTACCTTGATTAATATTTGCAAATCCAGTAATTGTACCAATTTCAACATCTTGAATATTAAAGGCTTGATCTAATGGTGTGTAAATATTTGGAGCAACAGTGGTGCCTGACATATTTGTTGCACCACTATTATAATCACTTACGTTTGCATCACCAGTTACACCTGCAGCTATATCTGTTAGGTGAACTTGAATACCTAAAAACGGCTGAATTAAATCTGTAATTAACGGAACTGTTTGTGTATTTGATAATACAGCAGTAACGTGTGTATTAGCATCTGGTGGACTACCTTCTGGATAAAGTACGCCAGGAGAAGAAACAATAGGTACTCCGGAAACATCACGCTGAATACCCAGTGCTTTTAAATCGATGTTTGGACTACGATCAACTGTACTAATAGCATATGATTGATTAAATGAACCGGACGTTCGTTTAACACCAATACTTCTTGCGTTGGTTCCAACTACAAACCCTTCATTACCTTGAGTGTCTCGTAGTACTTCACCGTAAGTAAATACTGTTTCGTCACTGATCGCTCTTTGAATAGCTTGGTCTGATACTATAAGAGATGTATTTGCTGTTGTATATCCAAAACCGCCATCTTCAATAGTATAAGTAGCAACACTATCTGTTTCTGTAGATACTGAAACAACTATACCTTCACCACCATCACCTGCAGTTTCAGAAACAACTTTAAATGGGTCACCAGGTTTATTGAGTGGTAATTTTCTGCCTTCTGGGCCACCACTAGGATCTACAATAAATTCAGTTAAAGATCCGTTTAAACGGCCGAAGGTAACGATTTCGCCTTCAATATTAGTATAGATATCATCGTACTTTACAAACTGACCCTGAACATTGTCAAGGTAAATAATAGGTGTGTAAATACCGTTAATTAATATCGAATTAATTTTAGTTACAGAAGCGACTGCTTTAGATATACTACCAGTAATATTTTTTGATATAAGATCAGCATATGTATATGCTATATTTGTTTTACTTAAAAATTGATTAGCGTTTGGGAACATCTGAAGGAATGTACCAGTCTTCCATTCTGAATTAGATGGCTTAAGCATCTTAGACGACGGATAAATAATGTCAATATCATATTCGTTGTAAAATATAGAAAAGAATAATTCAATACCAGCTTTAGTACCCTTTCTTCTATAAAGGTCTAATATGTTCTTGACAAGGAAAGGTACCATCTCTTCCTTTAATTCTAAATCAGCAAGATATTTCTTTTGGAAAAAGATAAGTATTGATTTAATTGTTGTATCAATATCTTTATAATCATAGAAACGTCTAGAAACATAAAGAGACTGGTTACTCTGTGTTTCCATAAACTTATAATAGTCTTTTGCTAATTGCACTAGCTCAGGACCATCTTCACGATAGATCGCAGGGAATTGCTGATTAATAAAAAAGCTTATACTTTTTTCTATCTGCGAATAATTATCAGCCATGAATCAATTTCCTATTAATAATTGCTTGTTGTTAGTGTACCGATCGCTGAACTTGAGGATGTAGTAGCACCGCCAGGTATTTCTTCAAGTGCCATATTAACTTGTACATCTGTATCTCTAATAATAAGAACACGCCCTTTTGGTGAAACAATATCGCTCTTCTTAGGACAGATCATTATTTTAACAGACGAACCATCAAATGCTTCAACGATTATATCATTAAGTTTAATAAGTCCTGTTGTATAATCTACAGAACCGACATTTGGATTAGATACTTGAGGGTTTGTAGCGTCATCAATAATTGTCATTAAATTACCGAGACCATCGTCTTGTATATAAACACAAATTTTATTAACATCAAACGGTGTACTTTTAACAGATGGTTTATAATCTTTAAATCCGTTAGCATCTCTAAATGGATATGGTTTAATTAGTTCCATTTCAAATTTAAAGGATGGAGCTGATTTAATATTTAAAGCAGGTACCCAGTCAATCATTGGTTTAATTGATAGTGTACTACTTTGAATACCTGTATCAATCTTATCAATATCAGCAGTTAATTTACTCTTACGAATTTTAACATTAAAATCTTCGAGGTTAGTATCTGCATAAGTTTGTATTTGTGCTCTAACAAGTGCTTCAAGTTCTGCTGAACTCTTTTGAGTTGTTTTATTACTATAAACAATATCAGCAACAACATCTGCGAAAAGAAATTTAGTCTGTACAAATATCGGCTCGATTCCTAATGGACTCTTTTCTTTTAAATATGTAATATAAGTATTTGCAAGCGTAGAACTGATCAGCGTTGTTTCTGCATCTAAATAAACAGAAATACCAACACGACCAAATTGAGGTGGTTCTAATTCTTCACCACCATAAGCACTTACACTTTTAATTTCAGGGAATGCTTGTTGTAATAATACTTCGTAATCTTTTGTTGTAACTGCACGCTCTTGAACTGCTAAAGACTTAGGCGCAAAATATCTAATGCTCTCAGTACTTTCACGTTCCACACCACCTGCTGCAGGTGCTATATTAGTAACATTGATCGTAGCACCGTCAATAAAGCTTGTTGTGAAAGAAGTAGCACCGTTTGGTAACTCACCAGAACAAACACGATATCGTACTCTTACGTCTTCAAACTCTTCTGGCTGTAAACCAAATTCGTTTTTACCAAAATAAACTGCATATCTATTATCTAAATAAGGCTCTAAATAAAATACTTTATCTAATGGTTTAACACCATAAATTGTGTTAGCGCGGGCAAATACGTTTCGATCTTCTTGTTGTTCAGCATCAACAAATACTACAATAGAGTCTGTATCAACTTCGTCATTAGTTAACTGAACACGTAATACACCGTCTCCATCAATAATAAATCCTTCTCTTTGGAATGAAGCAAGTATCTGTCCTTCAAATATATCAACATTATCAGCTACATATATACCAGGCGCTGATCGTCTTGCAATATATGTTTGATTAGTTACGAAGTTAAAGGATTCTCCTTGATAACTAGAACTAAAGTTTGTATAAGTTGGAATAGTTAATGTTGAAGCGGTAGCACTAGCATCAGTAATAGTAACACGAACTGTAGCTTTAGCACTCTTACGAGATCTTGGAATATAGTTTAATTCTTTAGCATGAGATACGATAGAGTTCTTTAAGACGGCCGAGTCAAGAAACATCTCATTCATTGTCATGTTAGTATAGAAATTATTTTGGAAAGTATTAAAAGCGAGCACATCAAGCATCGCGCTCATATTCGAACCTTCAAAATTATAATCTTTGAATTGAGTCTGCGTTTGCAGATATGTTTTTAACTGGCTTTTTATCGAATCAAAATCAAGTTCGGTAATCGGCGTTTTTGGAGTGGCCATCTTATCTTATCCTTTCTAAAATTACATCGAGAGTTATTGGTCGGTCGACGTTTCGTATGTAAAATTCTATTAAAACTCTAACAGTATTATCGTCAAATTCGCTTGTTGCAGTAACATTTATAATTTCTGCGCGTGGCTCATAAGTTGCTATAGTATTTTTACATCTAGTTTCAATTGTTTTTAACACACCTGGAGTAATGTTTTCAAATAGTAATTCACGTATTCCGCCACCTATAAATGGCTGCATAAGTCTTTCACCAGGATCTGTTAAAATCAGATTCTTTAAAGATTGTTTTACAGCGTCTTCGTCTTTTAATAGAGCTAAGTCTTTTGAAATAGGACTAATTCTTAGATCTTTATGAAAATCTGCATACAAATTCGGCTTTTTACTTATCGGTGTTTTACTAATTATCGTCATCTAGGTATATCTCTTATGTCTAAATGTATGTGCTTATCATATATTACAATGTATCTAAAACCAGCAGCAATAGCTCTGGTCTTAAATTCTTCAACTTTCTCATCACTATTTAAATTAAAGTTGTTCTGTATATCTATAACAAGCCCACTTAAGTGGCTGCTTTCAGGCGAACCTTTTATTTTATCGTTATATTCTTTATTAACCCAACCTTTGGTAATAACGATTTTCTCACCTAGCTTCGACTGCATCCTCGCAAGATAAACTTTTACATCTAAATCAAGATGAGTATAAGCAGGTAATCCTATACCATAATCATCTTCTTTAAAACTCTTTGCATCTGGATCTAAGCCAAACCTTGAATCTGTGCCCTTTAAAACAGCCATACAAGGCGGTAAGTCTTTATATTCTTGAGCAGTAATCTCTTTTACAACTATTGCATCTTCACCGGTAGGAGTTCTGAGTACTTGTCCAGAATCGCCTTCCCATACATCCCTTAGACTATTTATAGTCGCACGTCGCTCTTCTTCAGAAAATCTTACACCTCCGTTACGAATTGCTGTAGATGTATTCATATTTCCAATGGTTTGTAGTCTTTGTACTACTCTTTGATAACGATTACCGAAACTATCTAATGGATTTTTAATTTCTCTAATAAGAGCTTCAACGTTAGTAGCAAGTGCACAGAACCTATAAACTAAGAATTGTACTGTTTCTAAATCAACGTTTTCAAATAAACCTAATGCATAATCCATAAAGTTTTTAAGTTTATCTTTAAGCTTTTGTTTTTCCTTTTCTGTCATCTGATTACACATACGTTCTTTAAGTGTCATAACTCTTTTTGTATGCATACGGTTGACATTTGTTACAGCGTCTGATATAATACCTACAGGATCAAAGTTTTCAATAGCAGCCATAATGTCATTGAACGTTTCTACTATAACATTAATAATCTTAGTTCGTATTTCTTCAAGAAGCTTGTCGATAATCTCCTCTTGAATTAATGTTTTAAATCCATCATAGTCTCTTGGTATCTTATTATAAATTGCTATAGCGTCTTGGATTAATCCATCAACTACACCAATTAAATCATAAAAGGCATCTATCTGATTAAATATATTTTTTAAACTATTACAGAATCCACCGATAACACTTTCAGATATTCCACCATTATAAAAG